CAGTTCTATATTCCGCAAAATCTTCAGTTGACATTCCAACACTTTTACCTTTATCATCTTTAAGATATATTTTTGTTGGCATAAACATAAGATTATCATCCCAGTCAAAAGCGTAATATTTCATTACGGGTGTTTGTTTTTCCTGAATAATTTCGTTTATAATTTCTTTAACAATAACTTTATGGTAATCTTTCATACCTTAATAAATATTAGTAAAATAAAAAAAGGGGAACGAATTCCCCTTTTCCTTTAAATAATTTGTCTGATTAGATATTGTCAAACGATGCTCCTGTTGGAGTGATGTAGAATGTTATATCTATGAACTCTAAAGAACGAGTTGGTTTGATATATATTTTACCCACCATTTGATTTCTGTCTAAGTCTTCAGTGTCACTTGAAACAGTAACTCTAAAGTCGTATAAACCTCTATCTCTTCTGATAGCATCTAAGATCGGATTAACTGCATTTAAGAAGTCTTGTCTTACTTGTTCGTCGTTTTGATCGAATAACAATCTCACAGAAACCGCTGAAATCAATTTACGAGCTTGTAACAATAATCTTCTTACGTTGATTCTATCAAGTGCTGATTCTCTAACTTGAAGAGTTTTGTTACCCCAAATTACGGTACCAACATCAGAGAAGGTTGCAATTGGGTTGATTCTTCCTTGATAAAGAGTGTCTCTATCTTCTTGAGTCAACTTCTTACGTGCTTTGATTGAGTTTACAATACCTCTTGTGTAACCTGCCGCTGCGAACCAAGGGAATGCAATGTTATCGGTCAATGCCAAGTTTCTTGTCACCTCAGCCGTTGCTGGAATATAGATTTGAGTATTGTTCACACTATCACGAGTTAATACCCAAGGGTAATAAGTTGCCGTGTAGTTAGAGTCAATTCCTGTTTGTTCTAAGTTGTCAACCGCTTCTTGTGGGTAGATTAATCCATCACCACCTGTAGTCGAAGGTAAGAACAAATTGTAGTCAGGTGTTGTTGTAATATACAATGAGTCAGCTCTGTTGTTCTCAATCATGTCAATTGTAGCCTCAACTAAGTCACTATTATTTACATAATCAATACCAGGAGATACAAACACATTAATGTTTACCGCTTCAGGGTTAGAGAATGTTTGAACACCTAATAAGTAAGCGTAATAGTCGGTATTTGCAAAACTTTGAGTTCCATCACCGATTGACACTTGTTTAAATGCTCCCCATCCTGTAGCGTCTGGATATCTTGGTGAAGGACAAGACCCGTTCAAGAATCCTGTTCTACCAAGAACATATCTGTCTCCGTTTGTTCTATATTCTCTATAGATATCCCATCCGTCAAAACCACCATAGAACATTGTTGTGAATTTTCTTGAGAAAATTCTGTAGTACGGACTTGTTTCGTTTGTAGGTTCTTGTTGGAATGTAGCATCACCAACATAATATTTAGGTGTTCCACTTGTTGCAAAAAATGGTCCTATTTCAATAACACTAGCATCTTTATCCATGTGGAATCCTCTTGTTTGGTATGCCCACTCAACCCCATCAACATTACATAAATCGATTGGTGCTCTTTTTCCTTTGTATTGGAAGAAGTCTGGGTCAAATCCGATGTTATTAGAGAAACCTAAATAAGTTCTTCTAACGTTATCACCATTTGATCTATTTGCATCATCGTTACCATTTGTGAAACCGAAAGGTGGATTGTAAACAACTTCACCAGGGAAATCATATTTAGTTTTATATACAGGGAATGGAGGTGTTACACCATCGTATTCTCTGAATGTGTATCCGTCAAAACCACAAGGTAATGAATCAACAGGTGCGTCCTCATTCATTTCAACCATTACAAATTTAGAATTCAACGCATATTCTCCGTCTAATGAACCGATTTTTTTACCGATAAAATTATTTTGAGTTGGGTTCATACTACAATTTGTAAATTTCTCTAAAACTGTAGGGTTAGCATCTGAATCATAGAAGTCTCTTACAATTACATCAAACGTTCCATTGGAGAATGACATATTGATAAGTGAAACTTTAATTTCAGAGTTTGCTGAATTACCGTCAGAAATTGAGTAGAATCTAAACAAGTTAAATACTTTAGTACCTCTTAATTCAGATACAATCCAAGGTGTGTTTGGTGATTGGTATCTATCTAAGTACCATCCAATACTATCTTGTTGTCCACTTTGTGCGGAATCTAACGCAATTAATTCTGAACTCAAACCTCTAATAAATCCTTTGTTCCATCCGTAGTTTAATAACGCTTGGAATCTTTCCTCTAAGAATAAAGGAACATTCTTTCTTGGTTTTTGGAAATTAGTAGATCCAAATACTTTAGAAATATATTGAGAATCTGAAGTTGCAAATGATGTCTCAAAAGAGTATGAAGTTCCATCATCATTTGTTACATTAACAACAAATGGTAAATATGGGTTTTTAAGAACACCTAAGTATTGTCCTGACATATTTAAATTTACATTGTTGATATTTGTCACCTCAAACACAGGGTTTGTTGAATTTTCGTATGTTGCAATACCTCTTGATCTTAATGTACCAACAACTAAATTATCAAAGTTAGTATATGATGTACCTGTATAATAATAGACTGAACCATTAATTGTACCTGTATAACAATTAGTGATAGTGGCAGTTGGTGTTGGTGTTGGTGACAACATAGGTGTTGCAGTCGCACATGGGTTAACCGCCGACGGTGTTGGTGTCGGTGTGAATGCAATCGTTGTTGTTGTAGTTACAGGGGTTAAAATTAAATCGTCAACATATGCGAAGAATGAGAAACCTGAATAACTATTGTTACCATTATTTGTAAACAATGAATAATACCAAGGATCATTAAATGGTGATTCATAATTAGTTTCAGTACTTGATACTGAAGGTACTCCATAAACATTTGTTTCGTTAGTGAACACTGTAGATAGAACATCATAATCAGGACCATAGATTGTTCCAAAATAATCAATTGTATTAGTTTGTGCGGTAAATGGATTGGCATCTGTTAACACATCAAAAACCATATTATTGATTTGTGTTTCTAGTGTCGATACATCACCATTAAATTGTTCAAACTGAGTAGTTAATATATTTTCAATCTCAGCAGGGAAATTAGTAATATAACTAATTGTTGATTGTGAGTTTGAACACCCCGTAAATTCAACAGTATAAGGTATAATCTTATAATCTGCAGGATCACAATAAGGTAAACAATCAACTATTTGTGGTGTTTCACAATAAAAGTCAATTGTTGTAGGGTCAACATTTGCTTGAGTTATGATAGACCAAGATGGTCCTGCATCATAACCAGAAAGACCCAAGACTCTCGTTACAAATAATTGATTAGATTGTTGTAAATATGATTTTGCAATGTAGGCTGCCTCATATTTAGGGATTTGTGTGTTTATAAATTTTTCTGCGGATGTGCCTCCGAAGTAAGTTTGAAATTCGTCATAATTTTTGATGAATATCGGTTCAAAAGCTGGACCTTTTAAAGTTTCCCCTGCAATACCTAATGTGGTAACTCCCACACTTTGTGCTACGAAACTTAAATCCACTTCAGAAGTATAAACACCAGGTGATACGAATACTTTACCGTTAGTTGCCATAATTTAGTTTATTTTTGTTTTTAATTTTATTTATTATATAAATATTGATAATTTGAGGAAAAACTTTACTTATTAGAAACTATTTATATTTTGGTAGGATTTTATTCTGCCTTTTTTCTACCCTATGGATAAAGATACTAAGAAGATAAAAAACCTGAAGATTTCAGTGGAATCACACGAAACACTTAAGAAGTATTGTGATAAACGTGGTATTAAAATGTATCGGTTTTTGGAGAACCTTATTTTTGAAAAATGTAAGGAAAAAAAAGATATATACGGAGAAGATTAAAGTAACTCCTCATTAAATACTATTGACGATGGTTGACCACCAATTTTTTTATCAATTGTTATTTTAATTACATCCCCATTGTTAACCTGTATTTCAACAATGTCATCACCATAATAATCACCATTAATGAATACAGAATAAGTATCAACATTATCACTATCCATAAAACGAAGATTTACGGTATAATTAAATGTTTCCTCCTTTTCTGTGTCAACGTCTGAGTACACAAAGGTTGCGGTTAGGGGTGAGTTAGGAACTTCCTTTTTAGGTTTTCTTTTTTTAATTTTACTTTCAGTTTCGTATATTTGGAATATTCTTGTAACCGCAGGTTGTACCTCAAACTCATCTTCATCAATTAAGAATCCCATCATTGTGAAAGTATATTTTTGAATGTATACTTTTCTTTTTTCCAAATCCATAATTGACTCATCGGTAATCTCATCATTAACAATTGGAATATAGTGACCTTTAATAGTTTGATATGATTGTCTTGACGCAAATTTTTCTAATACAATTTGATTGAATTTATTTAACTCTCTCATTCTATTACAAACTATTGCGACAGTATATTTTATATCAACGGGTACAGGTTGTGGGATCTTATAAATATCCATTCCATGACGTTGTCCATCCCAAGTTGGTACCTTAGCGTAATAATATAATCTTCTGTTTGGGATGTTGTACATAACCGCAGGGTTATTACCGTACTTAACTTCAGGTGTTCTGATCACCGTAATAAATGGTGGTTCAACATTCTTGTCAATATTTTCAAAGTCCCACGTCTCAACAAACTGAGCCCAATTTTGTGTTGTAATTAAAACATCTACCATTGGTACGGTTTTCCCTTCAACTACAGTTCTAAGACCGTCTTTAACAAAATCTAAAAATCCCCTATCTAAATCGGCATGTAATAAACTTTTTGGTAAATAGGTACCGTCTTCCGAAATCATATCGGCAATCTCATGTCGTCTAGGAAGAAGGGTCTTCTTAGGTATTAATGGTATGTCTTTTTTTATTTTCTTAGGTAACCCCATATTAATTTATCAAAAATATTTTATCTTTAATGTTAATCATTTCAATTTCATTTGCCCTATAAATCGGTTCTTCAGTATTTTTAATTACAAAAGACTCATGTTTGTAAGGATTATATGTTACCACTTCATTTGATTCTGGTTTAGGAATATCTTTACAAGGAAATTCACAATAGTTACCCAAATATCCAATCACAAATGCGTGTACATTTTTTCTTTGTTCGTCTCTAACTTTTTGTTTTCCACCTTGTCTTACTCTAAATTCGACTCCAAATAATTTTAAATAATCTGCCTTTAACATAACAATTCCTTTATATGTTACTGAAAATGTATGTCTATGTAGATCATAATAACACATTACTTTTTTACCAATTAAATTGTCAACATTATTTTTTAACAATTCTTCTTGTTCCTCAGTTATTATTATTTTCATAATCCTCTAAATTCATTTGGTCCGACAGGTGATCCTATTATTGTTCTATAAAAAGGTTTATACCCTTTATAAGTATGTTTTATATCTGAAGTGACACGACCATCATTAACAACCGTGTAATATCTTACAAAACTTTCACTATCATAATAACCAACATAATCTCCAAATTGGATGTCTATTTCTAATTCTTCTAAAGTTTTTAAATAAACAGACATTGTAATGTTTCCTGGCTCAAACTGATCCATTTTGGTAGAACCTAAAAATTTATTCTCAGGTGCTGCAATACCAACATATGCATTGAATTCAACAGGGGGTAAGAATTTAATTCCGTCCTTAACCGTTTCACCGTATACGTTGTCAATTTTAGTTTTGGTTTTATCAACTCTATAAAGTACACAAGTGTAATTCATATCACCAATTAACCATTCTTGACCCATCTCAATCTCAAGGTTAAAATCGTTATCACCAAAAAATTTCCCTAGTCTTGTTATAGGAACTCTATTCGCCATTTTGTCGTATTTATTGATAAATATCTTTTTTATTGTTATTTTTATAAAAAACAAAATTTTGGAAGTTACCCCATCACTAATAGAGCATAAAGCTTTGTCCTTATTGGACTCGTATTCGGGTGCCAACAATCATATATTGTATCTAAAAACAAAAAAAGAAACTAATAAAAAGTTTTATCCAACAAGGACTCAAGCAGATTACATTATAAATTATTTTGATACAACACCTAAGGTTGCTCGTAAGTGGGTTGATCTTGATACATATTTCGCAAAGAAGTTTGCAGAAGAAAGATATTTGATGGAAATTCCTGATAAAATTTACATTGAGAAATTATTGGTTGAAAAAGAAAAATCATACCATATTTGGGGTAAATTTTTTGAGAAAGATCCTTTAACGGAATTTTGGGTCCCTAAATCTTCATTAATAAAAACACACAATGTTGAGAAGGTTGAGGTTGATTATTCTAAGTACGATCACCGACCACCATTGGAACACCAAAAAGAAGCGGTGGAAAAATTGGCAGGATCAAGACGATTTATTCTTGCTGATGATATGGGTCTTGGTAAAACAACTGCAACAATTATTGCGGCTTTAGAGACAGGATCAAAAAAAATATTAATTATTTGTCCTGCGTCATTAAAGATTAACTGGCAACGTGAGATTGAAAACTACACTGATCGACCTGTATATATTGCAGAAGGGAAGAAATTTTCAACTGAATCTGATTTTGTTATCGTAAACTATGATATCCTAAAAAACTTCCACAGTATGGAAAAAAAAGGCACTTCATTGTTGAATCAATCGGAATTTGAGTTGGTCATCTTAGATGAGGCACATATGATCTCAAACCCCCAAGCTCAACGAACAAAGATTATTAACCATTTTGTTAAGGATATTAAAAGAGTGTGGTTATTAACGGGGACACCAATGACTTCTCGACCAATGAACTATTATAACTTACTTAATATTATTGAATCACCCGTTGCTCAGAATTGGATGGCTTACGCCATTCGTTATTGTCAGGGATATCAATTTATGGCGGGTAGTAGAAAAGTTTGGAATGTAACGGGAGCATCTAATTTGGAAGAATTAAGAGATCGAACTTCAAAACAGATACTTCGTAGATTAAAAGAAGATGTGTTAGATCTTCCTGATAAAATTATTTCCCCTGTCTATCTTCGTTTGAAATCTAAAGAGTATGAGGAACTAATGGGTGAGTATTACGATTGGTTTGATAATAAAAAAGATGAGTCATCATCTCTTACCGTTCAGTTCTCAAAATTGATGAAGGTAAGAAAAGTTATTGCAAATGAAAAAACAAAACAAACAATTGAATTTGCTGAGAACATTATTGAACAAGGTAAGAAAGTTATTATCTTCACTAACTTTACTGATACTTTGCAAACTATCTATCAACACTTTGGTAAACAAGCAGTTTATTTAGATGGTAGTTGTTCCAAACCACATCGTCAAAATGCGGTTGATGAGTTTCAAGAAAACGATAAGATTAAAGTATTTGTTGGGAACTTAAAAGCTGCGGGTGTTGGATTAACTTTAACTGCCGCTGAGGTTGTGATTATGAATGACCTATCATTTGTTCCCGCTGAACACGCTCAGGCGGAAGATAGAGCTTATCGTTATGGTCAAAAATCAAATGTACTTGTTTATTATCCATTGTATGAAAATACAATAGAAGGTGCAGTATACGACATTCTAAATCGTAAAAAAGAAATCATTAGAACTGTTATGGGGGATCAACAACCTGAAAACGTTGGGGATGTTGTTGAGGAAATACTTGTCTTAATTAATAAGAGAAGGTAAATCTTTTTGTTAATGATAATATTTATCATTAATGAAAGTAAGCATCAAACGTACAAATTCAGGACTTGACCAAAAGTATAACGAGTTAGTTCATACCTTTATTAAATTCTTACAAAAGAATTATCAATTAAAGGATGATATCACTATTGAATTTTTGGGGGAAAAAACAGGTGGTATGTCCACAGGAAGTCATCACCCTGAAAATGGAATCAAAGTTTTAACTGACGGTAGATTAAATCGTGATATAATGAGAACATTAGCTCATGAGTGGGTTCACGCATATCAAAGAAATGTTCTTAAAAGAGAACAAGGGCAAAACATCGGTGGTCAGAATGAAGATGAGGCAAATGCCTATGCTGGTCGACTAATTAAAATGTTTGAGGAAGAATATCCACAATTTAATGAATATGTTTTTGAAGGGTTAAAAGGAATTAACAATAAAATTAATCTTATTAATGAACAAATTTTAATTTCTGAAAAGGAAAATATTAGAAAAAATTTTTTATTTGAGATGAAAAAAATTGGTATTGAAAAATTACCATATTCGTATTCGTCAATGAACCAATTTGTGGATCCTGAGACTATGGATATTCATTACAACAAACATTATAAAGGGTATGTTAAGAAATTAAATGATGCGTTGACAGACAAAAAAGGGGATGTTGAGTTGGAGGACATTATTAAAAACATTAGTAAGTATGATACTAAAGTTAGAAATAATGCTGGTGGGGCATTTAATCATGCATTGTTTTGGAAAATGTTAAGTCCAACCAAACAGAAACCAAGTGGTGAGGTATTTGAAAAAATCACAAAACAATACGGAAATATTAAAAAATTAAAGGATGAATTTAATCAAGTTGCCAAAGATAGATTTGGATCGGGATGGGCTTGGTTAATTTTAACTAAAAATAATCGATTAAAAATTATTTCTACACCTAACCAAGATAACCCATTAATGAATATCGTTAAAGATGGTGGTTATCCATTATTAGGTCTTGATGTGTGGGAACACGCATACTATCTAAAATATCGTAATAAACGTGACGAATATATAAATAATTTTTGGAATCACGTTAATTGGGAATTTGTTAACGAACTATATTTGTTAAGAACAAAATAATAAGATATTTATAAATAAAAGTCATATGGCAATAATTAACGAACCAGAAAGAAGTGACCTATACAAAAAAGTGAAACACGTTTTAGGTGCTCCACTTAGAAGTG